GGCTTTCACTGTTGCGCTGCCGTAGGCTTTCACTGTTGCGCTGCCGCAGGCTTCCACTGTTGCGCTGCCGTAGGCTTCCACTGTTGCGCTGCCGTAGGCTTTCACTGTTGCGCTGCCGCAGGCAAAAGATGTTGTTGTTACCTCATGGTATTTTTGTGTATAGATACCAGCTTCCGCTAGATCTTCTTCATCAAAATTGTCTTCTAAATATTCTGCATCTACTATTCTTGCTGTTCGTAACACCCAAGACCAGTTATCAGTAATAGCCTTAAGTATATCAGCCTTGCATTGACTCCTTAATCCCATCGCATAACCTATTTGACAGGCACCTGCTTTCTTGGCGCGCAGTAATAGTTCTTCCTTTATTTCTTCAAATGTTTTCTGTTCCATGATATTGTTTATTTTTCGTTATTTTGATATTTCGATAATTCCACGCCTTGCGCATTCCTCAAGCAAATCCATATCCTCCTTTTTTATCATAGCTCCTGTCTTACGATTCACGCTCACATAAGGCTCAAACCCAAACCTCTTAGCCATCTTCTCTATTGTGGTACGATTCCATGTATTCCATCTGATCACCACAACTACTTTTGGATCTTCCATGCCTGTACACTGTTAAACCATTTTTTCTTCCCATCCTTATCCGTATATTCTTTGGCGGAAACATTGAAGTATACTGTAACATCATCGCCAACACAAAGCGGTTCTTTTATCGGGCCATCATTGCTAAACATGGTGAATGCCATTGATTTTCCAAATTGCGTCTGTTCGGTTATAAGATATTCTCTTATCTCGTAATCCGTTCCCTGACGGGTGGTTCCTCTCCTTACACCCAAATCTGCGGTGATTCTTCCTTTGATTTCACACATCATAATATTTTCTCCTTTTTCTTTACTGCTTTCCTTAAGTCGTCCCGACTACCCTTCGGGCAGTATAAGACAAGTTGCCGAAAACCGTTAATTTTTAATCTTTTTATTACTAACTTACTGATTTACAATTATTTAACCACGCCCCATAAGGTGCTTTTTCCTCTTATGTAATTATTTGATAATCAGCTAGTTATATTTTTTAATAATTGGCGTGATTGAGGATGCTTGAAAACAGTTTAGTAATTTTTCCTTAAATTCCTGCTCCAATTCACCCATCACTTCCGTATATTTCTTCTTCTCCACATCCCACGAATTGGCAAACGTGCGTAAGGTTTCCCACTGCTTCTTCGTGAGTTTTCCTTCCATATACATGATCCTGTACCGTTCCTTGTATCTCGTGACACCAATCCTCTGTATTTCACGGGCTTTCTCTAGTTGGGATAGCTTGACACCTTTAGCAGGTATTATCTCCCGTTCAAACCGTATCTCTGACCAGTCCTTGTAAAATATACGGGCCATTTTGTTTAGCGACATGTTGTCAACCAATTGCAGTAGTGGTACGGACTGATGTTTGTATACTGTCTCTATTCTAAGGATGTTGCTTCCTACCGCCCGTTTCTTCTCCTTGGCCTCGTATGTCTTATCGTAAATCTTCAGTATCTTACGATAATACTTGCTCTTCTCGGTTGTTTTCTGCCTGTATTCCTGATAGTTGGCATCATTCCATAAGGTGCGTTCTGCTATGCTGTCCACAAGTCTTATATATTCGTCAGCCGTATGTTTCATTTTCATTGTAACCCCTATCTCATAATAGGTCACTACTGCATTCTCCGCTTTTACGCACAATCTGAGCAACAGTTCTTCTATTGTCCTTACTGCCATTCGAAAGGTCATCGGGCGGCTGTTGTCCAGTTTGCCCGATTTCCCCTTATGGTATAGCTTGCAGACCGAGCAACTGCACTTCAAGGTGTCACCCCTTATTTCAATGGTGCATCCGTCAAAGTTGGAGTATGCAGAAGACTTGTAGTAGATCTCATCATCCTCCGAACATTCCTTAAGGTAGTTCTTCAGGACTATAGTCTCTATGTCGTTCACATCTATCCTTGCCTTTATGGTTATTCGGTCAAACATTTTATTGTCAAATTTCGTTCTTTTAAAATCCGCGTCACCTCTCTCTTGTAATGGGTAATCAACGCTTCATATTCGATTGCGGCGTACTTCCTTGTTTCGTATTTCATGGTCTCCAAAATCAATATCTGATTTTCACCATACTTTCTCACAAGTCCTCTCCTATAGCCCTGTATGTTGCCTTCATCGAAGCGGTTACAGCTACGGCATTGAGCGTTGCAATTCACTTCGCTGTAACGGGTTGCCATGTGTTGGCGGTTAACGTAATGACCACAATCTGCCTGTGTGATAGGTTTTATTAAACCGCACGAGATACAGCGAAACACCGTAGTATTAGGTATCATATCCCTTAATCTGATATATTGAGAGAATACAGCATCCAGCTTCTTTTTCAAGTTCGCTGTATCGCTAGTTTTTGCCGGTTTCTTTTTTTTGGATAACATTGGGCTTATATTTTATAATTTTGTTCAACTGTTCCGGATTACGGAATCTTATCGCATATCCGTGCCATTCCTGGGTACTGGATTTATACGGGTATTCTTGGTATTGTGCCGCAAACTCTTTAGTAGCCAATAGTGCTACATAAGCTTTCCACTCCTTTCCCTTGTCCCAGAATATAGTCAAATCTCCTGTTTCAGGGGCTGTTTCCATCTCACCGGTGATATCCAGCAGGAAATCTTTGCTCTTTTTCCTGAAAAACAAAGCTATATTATCACCGCAATCCAGTCTTTGGTATATTTCATATCCCGTCAAATCCGGTAAATCGTCCTTTTCCATGTTCGTTTTTTTAATAGTTCCCGGATAGGCGGTCAAACCACACCGGGAGAATAATTGATATAGAATATAACATACAAGAGGGCTTACACCTCACACTACCCTTTAATAGTGGCTTTGGTTAAGTAATTGATTAATAAAAACTTCCATTTGAAGTTGTGGGAACTACGGGAATTGAACCCGTGACCTATGGCTTTGCCGATCTGTATCATGGAAACACACACAAACAAAAACAAAAAACAGATTAATTACCCCTGACCGTTAACTGCCATCGCTCTGCCACTGAGCTAAGCCCCCATGTGCCGGATCACCTTCACAGGCTAAAACCTAAACTAAAACCTATGTTTGACTTTGGTATGCTTCCGAAAACTCTTTCGGAACAAAGGCATATACCGGAATTACTCCCGATTCTTCTATCACTGCGTTAATATCTTTCCGCTTGAACGTGTTCCCTTTATCCACAGCTTCTTTCTCGTGCTTGTCCTGCTCCCGGCTCAGGAAATCGTTAATCAGCATTATAGCCCTTTCAGCAGTATAGGTATTAACTATAAAACTTTGGAAAATCTCATCCTTATTCTCATCGTCACTAAATGAAACCCTCGCCTTAATCTTGTAGAATTTTAATGTGTCAGGTTTGCTCTCATCATCCCCTTTTAATATCTGATCCCTTTCCTCTCTTGAATACAACTCTTCGTCAAGCGCAAGCTTTGTCACGTCATCAAGCGGTTTCTTGAGCATTGTATCTACTATGATTATATGGTTCTCGTACTCCTTCACCATTGATACCTGATATCTTCCCGTATAATTCAACTCTACATAATCTTTCACGATTTCTAATGCGTTATCTACCGAACTGGCGAGCATCAGGAACTTTTTTTTCTTGCTCTCTACATCGACCTGCGCCATATATGGATAAATATATGTATTCTTGAACTCGTAGGACATACGTTTCTGATTGCTTACCTCTATCTCACTTATCGAGCCCTCATTCATAAAAAACTGTATTCTTGACAACTCTTCAGCTTGTAACAGGGTCCCTCTTTCGTAGATCAACTCCTTACGCTCTATTGACACGACCTTGCCCGAACTTTCGTCTAAGAAATCCTCCTTCCATGAACGCTTCAAATCATAAACTAGGTACTTACCTTTCATTCGGCTGATATCCGATGTGATTTCCCTTACCTCGTTTTTTTTGGTCTCTACTGACTTCATAACTCCATTACTTTAATTGATAATCAATCGCTAAACTATCCCAATGATTACGGTTGCTCATGTACTCGTCAACTAACCGGCTGTCGGATGGATCACCCAACTCTACTTTTAAAACCTGATACACGTTGTCCGGCATATTGTAGATCACAGATTCGTTATAGTCACATCGTCCGGCAATGCCTAGCAATAAAAGCAATGCCACAACCAATAATGTATATTTTGTTAACTTATTCATAATTAAACTCTTTTTCTTGTTCTTATCTTTATTGGATTATTCTTCGTCCCTGTACCGAACCATTCGAGACGATAACCTTTGATACGAAGCCAATATTTAAATGTTCCTATGTCCATTTGCATAACTTTAATTCTAAATTGATAGATACTTCCCCTCTCTCGGACTGTGGTTTGTCTTGATTGTCTGGTCTATCTCCTTCTGTAATCTTGCTATCTTAACCAGTTCTGCCGCCCACTTGATACGGTTCCTCTCAAAATCACCACATAGCATCGCTTGTGCGTAAAGATCAGCCTTTGCCTCGTGCGCATCCAGCTTTTCTTGTAAATCCTTTGGTATACGTTTCTTTCCTTGCCCCATATCTCACCTCCGTTTTTCTGTGAATAAGCTCAATGCCAGATCAGCATCAACCACAATCATTCGTCCTACTTGGCGGACAGCCTTCTTTATGACACCCGACTTAAGGCGGTATGCCGTAGTTTCAGAGCAATGAAACAGATCCATTATCCCTTTTATGCCATATACCAAGTTCTGCCCCGTTTTGGCTGGAGCGGTAATTTCATTTTTCGGAATCAAGCTGCCAAACAATTCCTTCAATTCGCCTACGGTCAAGTCTATCAACCGGGTATCATCGCTTATTCGTCTTTCTAATGGTATCATATCCCTTAAAAGCAAAAGCCCTTGCCGTTCCCAATCTAGTGTGGTGTTGATTGGTACTAAGCAAGAGCTTTATTTTGATATCCTAAAATAACTTACGGTAAACACCACTAAACCGTATCGTCTAATTTTTAATCTGATTCTTAGGATATTAAAATGGAAGTCACTATATTTGCCGATGGAACAATTTTGGTGCGAACAAAATCACGGTTTTTATCGTGACAGCCATTTTTATACCCGTTTGCAACCGTTTTTTATTGGTTACGGATGCAAAGCTAACGAACTTTAGTTAAACAACAAACGAAATTTCGGAAAAGTTTTCCAAATTTCGCTATTTAGAACAGCATTAAATAACTAAATTATGATAGAAAATGCTCTAACAGAAAGGTTTAAGGAACTAATTAGCGCAAAAAGCGCATCTGTATTAGATTTCAGCCGATTAATCGGAGTTGCTCAAACGACCCTTAATAGTCAATTATCAAGCACTAAGGGCGTAAGTTCTAACGTAATCTTGCTAACGCTAGATACTTTCCCAGACGTTTCCGCCGAATGGTTACTCCGTGGAAAAGGAGAAATGCTTATAGCCTCATCGCCAAATGAGAAAAAGGAGGAAGAAGCTCTAGCAGAAAGCCTCTTCCGAAACGTATTGGTTGAATTTATGAGTATGGTTAACAAGAGATTGAAAAGTATAGACAACAATACTCAATCTTCAGTTGACAAATTAGAAGGGATTACAGACCTTCTTGCGGAATTAAGAAAAACAGCTTAATTTATATAATAATTAAACAAAACATATTCATTTAGTGTTTAGTTAATACTAATACTTAAATGATGAACGTATTTATAGATAAGCTGGAAAGGTTGATGGGTG